TTTTTTTTATCTCATATCGTCACAAGTAGCTTCTTAAGAGGTTTTTTAGATGGTTTTTTTTTTTCTAACAACCTTCTAACAGACAAAAAATGTTTGTCTTTTTTTTATCTATCATAACTACCGCCTCTCATATCTTATTGTCCATATGTTGAGAAAAAGAAAAAACAAACATCAGAACTTGAACCCACTAGAAACCAGTTCGATATGAGATAAAAAAAGACAAACATCTGGCTTCAAGTCACCAAGAAGCCATGCTGTGAAGACATACCAGAAAACAACTATGTAGAAGCTACCCAGAAGCCCGTTTTGTATGAGATAAAAAAAGACGAACATCCGTCATCAGCCAGTGGCATCATCAGCAGAAGCCCTGCTTATCAGGCTTTCCGTAGAGCCATGGAAGTAGCAGTTGATTTGCGTGTTGTGCTGTTCCTTCACTTCCTGCTTGCCGCCACCAGCAGAAGAACTATTAGAAGAATCATTCTCATCAGAAGCTACAAACAAGTTGTCCTTCATCTTCTGGCTAAGTTCAACCAGTTTGATGTTCGATGTAGTAATCGTTCCCATCAAAGAAGACAAAGCAGAAACCATCTTCGGGTCGCCACTTTCAACAGCTTGTTGAACAGCAGTTATAAATGGCTCATTTACATTCACCAGAATGCTTTGAATGGTCTTTCTAGCCTTTCTATAGTCTTCCTTGATATTAGCTTCAACTTCTTCCCTAAAGGCTTCGTCTTCGTGATTAAAAGCGATTGGCAAATCATCATTGCCGGAAGCAGAAGAATTTATAGATTCCAATAGGGGCAATTTAGTCTGATTCAATGTGTCAACAAATTCGTTTAGCAATTGCCCCTCGATAATTTCAACGCCACTCATTTCTCATCCCACTTTTCAATAATTTCGTGTTCATCTTCTTTAGAAGCTGATTTAGGATTTACGCTAGCTGTGTATTCAGCTAGCCATTCATCGCCACTATGATTATCTGCGCCCTTACTTCTAAACAAATCGACAATCACTTCTTTAATTCTTTCTATCGTGTCAATGCGGCAGTAGTACCAAGCCTTCATAGTGAACTGCAATTCCCACATGATGATTCTTTGTTCCCTGTAATCGCCTTCATATTCCATCATGGGGTTTACAGAGTTAAGCCCTATGGAAATATCCGTTTTCAGGTTAAAGTCCTTCACTTCCTCAATGGTAACGTTTAGTGCGGGTCTGAAGATGGGCAGGATTTGTTCTAATATCATCAACGAAGGTTCAAGGTCTTTAGAAGCAATGAACAAAGAGAAAGACAAGTCATAAGGCACTCTTGTGTACATTACTTTGCGTTCATCTTTTTCAGATGAAGTAATGAGGTTGTTTGTGTTCTTGGCTCTTTCACTGGCATAGTTCATTCCAGTTAAATCAAAAGCCATATGTACAGACTGGCGTTGGCTAACCTTTGAATACGGGTCTGGCGCGTCCATAAGAACAGAAAGAAACTTGTCCCTGTTAGCAAAGCGTAATGGCACTTTGTAATCCGGTGAATTAGGGTCTAGCTTGATGTGCAGGTCGTTGAAGATTGCGCCAAATGTAGCTACAAGGTTTCTAGTAGTGGCGTGATAGAAAGGCTTTTGTTTCATGATAAATTCTAAGTGATTGAAACTTAAGACTATTTACAATCCGTAACAGAAGCCTACAGAGCCTTATATATATAATGTCTGCTGATGAAAGCCCTTAAAGGAGAGAATTTATGTTACTTTTCAAACGTTTAGAAGTAAAGAACTTGGCTACTATTGGCGATGAGTTCATTACTATTGACCTGAACCGTCATAAGACAACAGTTGTGTATGGTGAAAATGGCACTTCTAAATCTTCACTCATGTTGGAAAGCCTTTGCTTCTGCCTCTACAACAAGCCGTATAAGAAGATTAAACTGGGTGAACTGGTAAACAATCAGAACGTAAAAGGACTGGAAGTAAGACTTACCTTCAATAAGAACAATGATGAATACATTATTCATAGAGGCTACAAGCCCCAGTTCTTGACGATTACCAGAAACGGTGAAGTATTACCGCAAACCATGACACAGCAATCTTTCATTGAAGAAGAGCTTCTTGAAGTTCCGTATTCAACGTTTAAGCAAATCATTGCTATGGGTAAGGCCGATTACACTTCATTCATTTCTTTGCCTTTAGATAAAAGACGCCAGTTTGTTGAATCCATCCTGAACACATCCGTTTACAGGGCTATGCTGGAACAACACAAAGAGAACCAGAAAGCGCTTCAAGCCAAGATTTCTGATGAAGAACATGAGATTCGTTTACAGGAGAAACTTCTGGCGCAGCACTTTGAAACGGTTAAAACGCTTAAGAAGAATCTGGATGAAGCCAACAAGGAAGAAATCAGTTCTAAGAAGGCTGAACAAGATGAACTTAAACTGGCTTTAGAAAAGCTGAATTCAGCATTCAATAAAGAAGAATACGATGGCAAGAAGCAAGAAGCCAAAGAAGTGAAAGCTGGTATTGGCAAGATTGAAACCTTCAAATTCTCACTTGCACAAAAACTTAAAGACCAGCAGCAGTTCTTGTCTTTCATTCAGACAACTGAAACCTGCCCTACATGCAAGCAAGCCATTACAGAAGCCCATAAGCAGTCTATTAAAGAAGAACAAGAAGGCATTATTCAAGAACTGAAAGACAAAGAAGACAAGTTAAACAGCAAATGCAAAGACCTGATTACACAGCAAGAAGAAATTGATAGCAAAATCAACAACTTGGAAGCCATTTTGTTCAATATTAGAGATAATGAACAGAAATTGTCTAATGTTATCAGGGACTTAGATAGGATTACTAAGCAAACCAATAACAAGCAAGAAGACAAGACTGTAAACGAGCTTAAAGAGAAAATGAAAGAAGTGAAGACATCACTGGAAGCTCATAAAACAAGACTTTCATTGCTTCAGGAACAGCAAGAAGTGTACAAAGAAACACTTTGGCTTTTGTCTGATGGCGGTATCAAGGCTATTGTGATTAAGAAGTATTTGCCAGTTATCAACAGTCTTATAAATGAATATGTTTCCCAATTAGGGTTATTCGCTACAGTAAGTTTTGATGAAGACTTCAAGGAAACCATCAAGAAAAGGGGCTTTGATAACTTCTCCTTCTATCAGCTTTCAGAAGGCGAAAAGCTGAGAGTAGATTTATCTATCATGCTAGCTTGGCGAGAAGTAGCAGCCATGAAAGCCGGGCTTAAAACGAACTTGTTAATTATGGATGAAATCTTCAATACATCAATGGATTATCAAGGCTGTAAGGCTTTCATTGACATTCTAAACAGCAAAGACAATCAGAACACCTTCATCATTTCACCAAACGCTGAAGACATTCTCGACCTGTGCCATTCTTCTATTCACCTGAAGAAGATAAAAGGCTTTACAGAAATTGTGAACGAGTAGTAAGGGCAAACATTAGGGCGCATGGTTAAAATGCGCCTTATTCATTATCTACAAAGGAGAACAAAACCGTGAAGAAACTGAATACCAACAATATGAAAACCATAGCTAGCTTGTGTTGGGCTTATACTGGCGATGTTTATTTCCGTCCCTATAAACAGCACGCATTGGTTGCTTTCCGCCCTTATGGCAATCTTTCCATTAAAGAAGAATACAGAAACAAGAAAGAAGCCATAAAAGATTTCCCACTTGATGATTTTCCCGTAGTGAAGCAATGTTGCTACATTTACAATATGATTGTTGAACATTGCAGCGTTACAGAAATTAGGATTAACCAAGACTTCTTCAGCATTTCCTGTTATGTTGGCGAAGAGTTCTTCATCATTAAAAGTGATAAAGACGGCAAGCTGTTCATTCAGTTTAATCGGGACATCATTGATGTTAATTATGATAGGCTTATCATCAAGTTCATCAAAGTTCTGAAGATGCCTAGTTATAAGAACTCCAACAAAGTTTACGTTTTGCCAATGATTAGGCTCTTGTCTAAAACTTTCCCTGAATTTGTTATGTACGGCGGATGGGGCTGTATCAATGCAGCTACGCAAAGCCGTAGCTTAATCTTCTTCAACAAAGGCGCCAATGGCGTTCTTCAGGATAATGTAACAGGCTCTAAAGAAACCGCAACATCATGGACTAAATTCTGTAACCTTTTCAAGAACCTTCCTTTCTCTTGCAAGGAAACGAAGTTTAATCCAGAGCCATTAGCGCAAGCTGAACGTTTATATGAAGTAGTTATACGTTATGAAATGTTCATTGAGAGCTTTAATCTCGCCAAAATCGTTGATTCTAGTACCGGAAAGGTGCGAATTTGGCTTAACCTGATTCCTGTTAATGCCCAAGCAGGCAATCTTATCGTGGCGGTATTTGACGAACATGGTGATATTCGCTTTAGCAATGACATGGGAACAGAAATTCCTGCTGGCAAAGTTGTTGAAATCCTTCTTGCCGCAGCAAACATTCGCTAAAAGGAGCTTATCAAAATGCTTTACAACAAGAACTTTGCAAACCACATATTCTGGCGTTTAACCAAGACGCCAGTTTTGCTAGTCAAAATGGACGCTAAAGAAAATGAAATTATCATTGGTTGTAATGAAGATGGCTATCAAGTCTTTTCACCATCAGCAGCAGCGCCAATTAACAAGTATTTCAAGAAAGTAAAGGAGCTTGTTAAGACGGAAAAACTGAACCAAAACAAGCCAGAAATCCACAAAGCACTGAAACTGGCTAAACAAATCGTGCCAAAATCAGATGGCAAGGTTTACCTTACCTTCTTCAATGACCAAGACTTTGTGGATATTCACTTTACCAACAAATCAGATAAATCTGGCGGGGTAGTTAAGATTGCAGTTTATGAAGACAATTTTCTTATTCGCTATAGTTACGAGGAACAGTATTCGTTCGTTGAAGTTAAAACTTACGAAGAAATCTTTTTCTACATTCAACTCGTAACCAAGAAGAAAGAGTTCGTTTCCTTTGATAAATTCGGAGCGCAGCTTGGCGTAGTTCTGGACGAGATGCCAGTTGGCACATTTACCATCACACCAAGAGCCTTCTATGCACAGCCTTATATTGCTACAACTGATGTAAAACAAACACTTGTCTCATTTGGGCAAGACAATAATGCTTTCGTTACTTCAAACATTTTTGACACTAGAATCCTGCCAGATAGCCAGCTTAACAATGCTTTTGTTGAATTAAGGGGCATCTTCAGAGAGCAAAACGAAAACAAAAATGTGTTCTTAAAAGTCATGCCGCTTCTTGAAACGCTAATTGACATGTACAAACACTTGATTGGTAAGGTTAAGGTTTACTTTTCTAAGCAAGAATACAACAAAAATGGCTTTGTTCAGGTAGTAATTTTCCCACTTGTTAATAGCGATATTGAAGCCTTTGTTCTAAAATGCAATGCTGATGGTATCACGGCTGTTACTAATGGCGAACTTCGCCAAGAACTATTCGATACGCATTTTTACCTTTACAAATCAGGAGTAAGAAATTGAACATTAAAGAATTACAGCTAATGATGGCACAAGACGCCAACATTGACGAAACAGAACTTTCCCATGAATCATTACGTACACCATCTCTTTATACCAAGTACGCAAACATTCGCTATGACCTTGAAATGCAGCTAGCTGAACTGTATGAAGAACAGAACAAAACCAAGTTAAGGCTTTCTGATTACTACTTAGGCAAAGCTGATGATGAAGTGTATAAGGAAAAGCCCAAGAAGATTAAAGTGCTTAAAACTGATGTTGATACTTACATCAAAGGTGATGATGAATACAACCAGCTTTTCAAGCGAGTAAGACAAGCTGAAGCCATCCTGAAACAAGTAGAAGATTTCCTGAAGCAAATTTCCTCAAGGGGCTTTTACATCAAGAACGCTATTGATTATCAGAAATTCCAGAACGGGGGATATTAAGTGGCCGAACAAAAAGATTTCGATATTATCAAAACCGATGACTGGACGCTAAAGCTGAAGTTTGACCTGAAAAACAAAAGGTTACTGAAATTCATTGACTTCCTTTACGAACACTACACTTATGAAGTGGAACAGAACAAGGAAATGAAAAGAAAGAAGTTTGGCTATGTTCCAGTAAAAAGAATGTTTCATAAACAGGGCTATAAAATGCCCTGTAAGCTTGTATGGGATTTGATAAAGCTGCTAAAAGCAAATGGCTTTACCTTTAACGTTGACTCGGAACTTGTCAAACATAACGATAAAGAATGGGTTGAAAACGCTTACAATAACTTCTTGAAAGATGATTTCAAAGGTCATTTCCAGCCACATCCCCATCAAGAAAAAGCCATTAAATCATTCCTTTATCGCAAGAACCTGTTCTGCACCATAGCCACATCAGGCGGAAAGTCATTTATCATTTATGCTTTAGCTGGCATTTTCTTGAGAGAACAACTGAAAGCAAAAAACAAAGACAAACCATTAAAGAAAGTCCTGATTATTACGGATTCTGTAACACTGGTTGAACAGCTAAAATCAGATTTCCTTTCTTACACCAAGAAAGAGAAGTTCTGGAAAGATAAAATCAAGGCTATTCACGGCAAGTCAAAAGATTCAAAGTATGATGAATCAGGGCTGATATTCATTTCAACCTATGCTTCCATGAAAGAAGAAGACGAATACTTCAAACAGTTTGACTGTGTAATCATTGACGAAGGGCATAAAGCAACAACGCCATCAATAACTGCAATCCTTGAGAAATGCTGGCGCTCCCAGTATATCTTTGGCATGACTGGTTCATTGCCTTCTAACAAAGAATCCCGTCTAAACACGTTGAAGCTGTTTTCTGATATTCTGCCTATCATCAAAGCTAAAGAACTTATTGAGAACGGGCAAGCAACGCCAGTTAATATTGAAATTGTTACATTGAAACATACATTTAGACCAACATTTGATGAATACGCCGACTTTCAGTCTTACTACGCTAATGACAAAAAGCGCCTAGAATTCGTAGCTAATGATTTAATCAGTAAACAAACAAACACCATTGCGCTTTTCATCAGAAGGGCATATGGCACGAAACTTTACGAAGAAATCAAACGACAAGTTAATGAAAAAGGTATGAACATTAACGTAGAATACGTTGATGGCGAAGTATCAGCGGATGAAAGAATCCGTATTAAAGACATGTTTGCTGATGGTGAAAACACCATTGTTGTTGCTTCTTATAAAACAATGGCAACTGGTGTAAACGCGCCAAATCTAAGAGTTCTAGCCCTAGCACAGCCCATGAAAGCTGAAGTTTCATTGATTCAGGCTTTAGGAAGAACGATAAGAAACTGTAAAGGCAAAGACAAAGCCTACATTCTGGATTACGTTGATTCTTACGGATGGGGCTATAGACATGGGCAGGAAAGAGTTAAACTCTATAAATCAGAAGGGCATAACTGGACAAGAAGGAGCGAAGTAATTTGAACGTAAAGAACACCATTTTTAGCGTACTATCTGGCTATCAACAAGAAGAAAATGGCACATTGACGATTGGTTCTAAAATCATTAAGCGCATCGTCCCCATCACACAAAACGCCTTCTACGTTTGCGTTGATAGAGATGAAATCAACTTCAGGAAACTCAAAGACGCTGATACTTTAGTGCTTGATTTCTTACCAGATTTTGATATTATCCGAGAAGATTTCAAAGTGCTTTATAAGGGCTATAAATTTGTGTATGAAGCCAATGAGCTTTGGTTGCATTACCAAGTAGCTGTTAGCCTTACTGAAGAAGTGATAGAGCAGGAACAGGAAAACGAATAACTGATTAAATGAGAAAGCTGGCTTAATCGCCAGCTTCATTTTTATTGGGCATGCTTCTAGCAAGCGCTTTCTGGATGGCTTCATCTTCCGCCTCTTTATCCACACCTTCGCCGCTATTTACATTCTCATCACGCCACATTGAATAAGACCTGCCCCTGCCATAGTAATCGTCATCATCATAACGCCCTTTGTTATTGGCGTACTTAAGGCTTATCCATTTACTTACAGCAGAGTTGCCGCCAATAACGCCTAAAAAGAACAACCAAAGTTCAGGCAAGTATTCTGGCGGATGCTCAGAAAAGTTAATCTTTATAAATGAAATCGTGCCCACCAAGTATGCTATATTGCTCCAGAACTTAGTATGGCTGATTTTCCCGCTTCCATGCGATTCAAACATTTCCGACAAGTCTAAACCATGAATAGCTTTCAGTAGAATGAAAGCAAGAATGACGGTAAGCCCTACTGAAAAGGCTTTATCAAGGGTTAGATTGGCAAGGAATGAAAGAAAAGCATCCATACAGATTTTACTTTAAGTGGTTGTTTTATTGGATTATTTGTTGAAAGCCATGTTTACAGAACTTAAAGGAATGTAAGTGAAAGAGTAAGTGTGGCTGTTATAATGCACCCTGTAAAGCAAACAAACGGAGCTACTTATGAATAATGAAGTAACAGGCAAAGCCCAGTTACAAAGGGGCTATTACAATAACGACGGGCGCGCTGTAGTCATTCCAATCCTTCCTAATGAAACCTACAAAGAGCTAAGTGGCAGAACGGATAGGCTAGTTGATAATACGCATTGGTTCTTCGCTGCATATCCTTCATTCCGTGCAAAGAATAAACCTAGAGAAGAATGGCAAATCATTCAGATGGTAATGAAGGTTCTTTATAATCTGGCTGAAGAATACGTTGATAACATTAGAGGATACAGGTCAATCAAGGATTACAAAGAAGCCGATAGATGGCGTGAGAAATTGAATAAACTTGGCTTTGTTTATGATGTTGTGGAAGATGATTGGTACAAGCCCTAAAATGCCCCTAGAATCCCCTGAATGGCTTTCTAAGGCGTTAAAACTCATACCCAGTAGGTTACCCTTCGGATTTTAGAGTGGATTTATTAAAAACTAACAATTTCAATAAAATCAATAACTTACTTATATTAGCAAGTTCTAATATAAGAGCGTAAAACGCGATTTAGAAGCCCTGTTTTAAGAACAGAAAAGCCCTCTTGAATGAGGGCTTTAATGTGTAAGACGAAACAGTAACGGGTATTAAGGAAATGAGGGAAATGTGGCGAATAAGTCCTAGGGAAAAGTATATAATAATGGCTCAACCAAGCCATTCTTCACTGTAAGACGCAACAGTAGTTCTTTCTAAAAACTTCCAAATAAGTCTGAAAACGCCCGAAAAACTTTTAAAAATTTTGAAAAATTCCGAAAAAACCTGAAAAAATTCAAAAACACGTGCTTCAGGGGTGTCGCCTCCTCCCACGCCTCATTCCTACCTTAGTTTTCCTATTGAGAACCCTTCCCATTCCCTCTTGAGAATGGGATTGATAGTCATTCTCATATACCTGAAACCTATCTGATAACGATTCGCAAGTAGCATGGATAGCTTGCAAACGTTAAGGTTTCAGGTGGTGAATGTAACGAAGTGAAACATTCACTAGAAAACTAAGTAACCCTATTGTTATAGAACCGCTATTATACTTGTCTTATAAATTGTCGGCTTGCTGCTATCGCCATAAGCTAAAATCGCCGATTGGATACAGTAACGAATATAGCCTAATTGATAAACACAGGGCGGGCAAAAATGCAAGTGCAATATGTATCCGCGTTATGGGGCGCATTGTAGGCGAGGCTAAAAATTGCGATGGTTAAAAATCAGAAATGCAAGCCCTTTTGATTAACATATAGTTAATGGCAATTTTCTCGAATCCGTGTTATATGGCATGCGGAATGCCATTAAAACGGCAATCACAAAAGTGGCAAAATGTAAATTACAAAACGTTAATTGACAACGCTGTTAAATTGTGGCTGATAGTTTGCCGCCAATCATAGACCGCGCTGAAAAACAAGTATTGACAAACGCCAGAAAACATGCAAAGCGGCAAACATCGCAAACACAAAACCCGGAACAAGGCAAGTATTGTCAAACAGCAAAAGCTATGTTATAGGCGTGGTGATTGGCAAAACCGAAAACACAAAACAGTTATTGACAAACATCGGTAAATGCTGTAGTCGCGCATTTGACCTTATATATAGGCGCTATGGAGCAATGCGGCATCTTGTAAAATCAAAGACTTACAAGAAAGTCTGCGGATAGCAAAACTAAAAACTCAATAAAAACAAAGACAAACTAAAAAAGAAGAAAAGAATGCGAAAAAGCGCTTGCGTTGTTCGGCGAATACGCTATAATGCGCCATAACAAACAGGAAACAGGTTATCGCCTAGCATTCCGCGAAAGGATAACCAACAAAGAGAGAGAGAGAGTATAAAATGGCAAAAGTAGTATTTCCAATCAATAGCGCTTCTGATTTAAAAGCCGCTTTTCTTGAATATAATCGCGACCAATATCCTTTTGGCGTTTATGAAGGGTTAATAGATTTTTTCGATAGCTGTTACACTGATGATGAACCTTTCCAATTGGACGTCATTGGCTTATGCTGCGATATTCAGCAAATATACGAAGACGATTTAGAAGACGATGCCATTGACGAAGACGATTATGACGAAGATGGAAACGCCGATGAAGATGCCGTAATCGCCGCTTTGGAAGAAAAAGCAAGTGAAGAAGGCTGTTTTCTTTGGGCGGGCTTTGAAGATGGAAAACCGACCGCTTATTACATTTAATAAGCTACCAATAAACATTATTCCGGCGGCGTAAACCGCGCCGCCACAAACAAAAACCGGATAGAACCATGAAAAAGATTCTGAACCTTACACAGCATAAAGCTAAAGGTTTTAAGGTATTGTATTCCTTTACACAGCGCGAATCGGTAGAAACTACGGATGAAAACGGCAACGTTGTGAAAACCGCAGTTTTCCGCCACGTTGGTTTCATTGAAGTATAAAAGAATTTAGCAAAATTCCAGAAATTTCCTTTAATTTTTTCTGGAATTTTGCAAAGAATAATCAAACATAAAAGAGAGTTAAAAATGAGTAAGAAATATTATAAATGGCTAGAATTCGGCAACAAAAACAAACGAAGCGCGCATGTTGAAATAGAAAGAGGCGAAATTACGATAGGCGCGGGCTGGAATTATCGCGAGGAAGACTACCATACATACACTTTAACGAAAGATGAAGCGCGCAATTTATACGAATCTTTGAAAGACTATTTTGAAGGAGCAAAGTAATGGAAAAGATACAAACAGCCGTTTTATTCAGTACCTTAGCGGCATTCTGTTTGCTTATTGGTTATTCATTGGGCATGGTTAATTGGTAACAATTTCAGGTTATTGGGAGCAATGAAATGGGAAAGATAAATTATGCATATAATTTAGAAAATAGTCTGCGCCTAGCTTTAAGTAAAAAGGAAAAAACAGCAAAATGTTTAATATATGCGGCAATGGCTGTTAGGTTCGACGCCGATACAAAATGCGATGGTGAAACCTTTGTTTCGGCACAACGAAAAGATACCGTTAATATATGGGTTAAGAAGGAAAGCCTTAAAATTTCCTTCAATAGGAATTTTGGCTATGAATTTACATACGATGAATCAAAGGATTCGTTTAAGGTTTCATCATTTGTTAATCCATATTCCGGTCTAGGCGCGGAATTGGCGACTATTGAAGTGAAGCCATTTCATGAAGAAATGCAAAATGAAATAGACAGCGATGTTTATTTACCGCGCTATATTAAAGCGATTATTAAGACCGCTTTAATGCCTGCCGATTGTTATGACGATGATGAAGACGAATAAATCCTTTTAGAAATAGGCGCTTATTAAATTTTTCGAGAAAAGGCTTTACAAAACTAGAAAGATTTACTAAAATGCGCACATGGAAACAAGCAAAGAAGCGCTTTCCCTGAAATAAATCAGCTTTTCGCCTTTGTAAACAAAACCTAAAGAGATAAAATCATGAATATCATGCCTTTACCTGTTAAAACTGAAATAGCTGTTTCCTTCAAACATACCTTCCGCTATGATAGCCAATTAGCCAAAGACTTCCGTGAAGATTTTGAAGACGACGTACCGTTTACCGTTTTGCATTATGGCTATGGCGGTATCAGGGAAATGGTAATTTTCGCCAACGAAGAAGCAAAACACGAAAGGCACTATACTGATGAACAAATGGATTACTTTGCGAAAAATCCGCTTGCGCTGATTGAAGAATGGGGGGCGATATGATGGATACACGCATGATTTTTCGGAAGAAATAGTTTTCCGTAAATTAAACGACAGAGATTATATTGTTAATTGTGTTTCCTACGTTGATAAACATGGATTAAATGGTGAATTTACACGGGAAAAGTATGATGAATGCAAGCGAAAAATTGCTATCATGCTCGCAGATTTATCAAAGATAACAGCGGCGAATTATACAAGAATGGCATACAACGACGAAACTATTACCGATGAATTAGAAGGATTTACCGCTTTTGGTTTCAAAAAAGGGCATAACGTTAAAGTCTATTTCTATGATTATTCGGCGCGTAAAACCTTTGACTATATCAACGCTGAATATATCCGTAACATTTTTTACAATAAACCGTTTTCCGGCTGTTTCGATATGGTATTAAGCGATGAAATAGAATGGAGCGCATTTCTTATGGATTATATCGACGATTGCTATTTAGAATGGAATAGTAACGTAAAAGAAGATATTATTGCAAAAATCTGTAAGGATATTGCCGAAGATAGCACCGAAAAATTGCTGTATTCAGAATCCGACCGCGTACAATTAGCTAATTTAGCGCGTAAATGGCTAGAAGAAAATTTAGGTGAAACACTTGATACCGAATAAGTATCCTGATAAACTACACAAACTGAAACATCGGCAAGCGCTTTTCACGGTATAAACCGCTTTTCGCTTGTGCAAAACCTAAGGAAAAACCATGAAAACCTTACCTTACAAAACCGACGTTGCCGTTACTTTCGACCAATCTTTCCGCTATGATAATGATTTAGCGAGGATTTATTATGATGAATTTATGAGCGAAACGCCTATGATTAAAATTTATAATAGCAGACGCGATTTAACAGCATTAGTCATTTTCGCCAATGAAGATGCGCAATATGAAAAACATTATAATGATTATCAGATTGCGGAATTTAAGAAAAATCCGTATAAATTGATTGAAGAATGGCTTAGATATGATGCTTATGAAAATTGCTTTTCAGCGGGCGAAGTAATAGATTATAAAACGAATAAATATTCTATAGCGGATTGTGTTACATTCGTTTCGGAAAATGGAATAGATGAAGACGAATACACAAAAGAAGAATACGAAGAATGCAAAGAAGAAATAGAATTGATGTTATCTGACCTCGCCAATGTAAAAGCGAAAGATTACGTTAATATGCTGACGGGTGAATACAATCTTATCAATGAATTAAATGGATTTCGCGCTATTGGTTATAGTCAAGGCGATATAATTGATGTTTTGTTTTACAACGAAGAAGCACAAAAAGAATTTTCTTTCATAAATTCTAAGTATGTAGAACATATTTTCTATGATTCACCCATTTCCGGAACATTTGAAATGGAAATAGGTGGCGAAGTAAATTGGGAAATTCATGTTAGTGAATGTATTGATGATGAATATCTTTATTGGGATAAAGACATTAAAGAATCCGTGATTAACAAAATCTGCGCGGCTATTGTGAATGATGAAAGAAACCTGCCATATTCACAAAATGAACGTGAATTATTAGCGGAAAAGGCGAGAGAATGGCTTGATGAAAATGTTAAAGAAAGCCTTAAATATGAATATTAAATGGAGCAATAAAATGACGTTTCAACAATATGGCAAAGGAAACAACGTAACAAGATTTTCCAGCCGCAAACAGGTTAAGAAATGGGAGCGCAAATGCGAAGAACAAGAAAAAGAGCGCCAGACAAAGCGCCTTCAATATTGAAGTTTCAGCTTGTACAATATTCCCTTTTAACGATTATCTTTTACGCTTTCTTGTTCGCTATCTTGATAAACGTTAAAACTTTAATAGAAATAAGCGCTTATTAAATTTTTTGAAAATCCGCTTTACAAACTCTCAAAAATTGCTATAATGCGCACATTGAAACAACGCAAACGTCTTTTCACGGCTTCCGCTTTTACGTTTGCAAAATCCTTAAAAGGTAAAACCATGAATACTTCAAAAGAAAACGTACTCTTTACAATCCGCTTGCCTGATATTACTGGCTATGCCCGCGCTGAATCCATAGCAGCGTTTGCGATAGATACACAAAATGATTACGCATGGCAGATTGCTCATGAAGGTATAGCAAATGGCGCTGCTATTCCAGAAAATGTACAAAATGCGCTGGACGAATATCAAGCGCAAAATGAAGATTTTGACTGGTCAAAATACGCTTACGCTTTGCGCAAGATGTTTGCAAGTGATTTTTTATACGCGATGTTAGAATACAAAAATTATTATTCAAACAACGAAACAAAAGAAAGAGTATTTCCAGAATGGCGCGCTTGCGAAGACTGGATATACATTGATATCCCTGAAAGTGCAAAGCCTTATCTTCATCATTGGCTCATTGCCGCGATGGAAGAGGAAAGCGATGTTATCAGCGAGTTAGCAATGCTATTCTTCGTAGCGGATAATCCATGCTACTTGTTGCCAGAAACGCCGGAAGAATTGGCGGATTATCTGGAATTAGAAAAAGAGCCTTTCCCTGATTGTTCAGAAAATAGCGCGCCTAATTTACATTATGATTACTTTGAAGAAAGTACTATTCGCTGGATTGAGGGCGCTGTAGACTATGATTTAATCGAACAATGCAATGCTAATAAGGCGGCGCTGTTTGAATTATACGACGTTTTAGTTAAAGCCAAAGAAGAAAGCCTTTAATTAAATTTCAAACAATGAAACAAGGCAAGCGCCTTTTCACGGATTACCGCCGTTTTTACGCTTGCCACAAACTAAACCCTTAAAGGTGAAAAAATGAGTACTTACGCAATCGTTATTATCAAACAAAACGGCAAATATATGATGCAATTGGGAACATTTGCCGTCATGCCTATCGACGGACGTTACGGTTTTAACCGCCAATACGAAGAAGGCACAAAACTGGCGGAAAGAGAAAAGAAACTATGCGACAACGTAGTCGGCTTTGTAATATATCGCGGTCATTTGCGTGATATGCCAGATTTTGACAACCTAAAAGAAAATGAATTTTACAAAATCTGGGAGGATGAATAATGAATAAGAAACCTGAATTTAACGCTTCCGCATTTGTTAAAGCTGAAACTGAAGCTGATACTATTACGCTTTACGGTATCAATATAGAAGTTGATTACGGTGTTACGGAGCATTATGAATACTGCGCTTTGGAAAATGTAGAAAAGGACTTAACAAATTCTTTTGAAGACGTTTATTGGGCGGATTTATATTTCCATGAAAACAAGCCTTATTTCAATGGCAAAAGATGGGTAAGTGATAGCAAAATTTATATTGGAAGTTTACTTTTTAGAAGTGAAGCACCTGATATAGAACATTCCCTTTTCAATTTAATTGAAGAGGAGTACATATAAATGAAAAAGCTAATTATCAACGGCGAAGCTGTAAACTACATTCAGCCTCATAAATCCCAAAACATCGCGCAAGCCTTACAAGCCAATATTCCAGACTTAGAAACATTCCCTAAATCATGGCTAAATTTTCATAAAACAAGCGATTCAAAAATGTGGCGCGAAAATCTGAAAACCATGATTGAGGAATACGCCAAAGAAAAAGGACAAAAAGTCTATGTTAAGTTTTCGGCTATTCATTCTAATGGTGCTTATTCAATAGACGCGGTTTTCTTTGTACCAGATGCAATAGCGTTGAATCTGGAAACACAAGCGGCGCTATTTAAGGCGCTTGTTAATAAAGGAAAACGCAAAGCCACAATTAACCGCTATGTAAAACAATTCAGCGCTAAAACCTATCAGGACGCTAAACATACCACTAAATTTAACGCCACGATTGCAAGCCTTGAAAGTCTTAGACTTGCTAACCTTGTTTAATCCAAAAGGAGTAAAATTATGGTAAAGAGAAAAATTAAAGTAACCGGCTCAAGTGAAGTTTATTGTTGGCTTTCTAATAATGCGTACTCATACTACAATGATAAATCGTTAGACTTTGTGGAGTTTTTATTTAAAGGCGTAGGCGTAGAAAATCTTTCTACTTTTATTCCAGAAACGGAATTTATGAAGAAAGACGCAATCAAACGCTATCTTACAAAATATCCGCATGTAATGTTTGAAGCGCTGGATGAACAACACAAAAGAGGGATTGAAGAGGGCAAAGGCTATATTACTGTAATAGCTGGTGTTTGCTTTATTTATCATAATCCTGAACAAGCTCAAATGCTCAAAGAGAAAATTGTTGTTGATAGCCTTTGGCTTGCGGTTTCTAAACTTGTTATTAACGACGCTTTTGCGCGCCCTATTGATAGCTTTAACGACCAGCCTTTAATGATTGTGCTTCCTTATATCAATAGCGAAAAAACATTGTTTGAAGTAATGTATTCTTACTTTAATCGCCGCAAAGAGTTTGAAGGCGTATATCCTGAATATTCTTCAAACTCTAATAATTGAAAATCAGGTTAGACTTAAGAAAGAAGCTGGAATTGTTGGCATTGAAAAGGCAATTCAAAACGGATTTAAGATTGAAGAAGCAAGCGAACTTACTAAACGTCTGATTACAGAACAACGGTTGATTAACGCTTTGCGCAGTAACGCTAAGTACCTTGTTTGATAAGCTAGCCTAATATCTTCTTACAAAGCGCCTTTAACAGGGCGCTTTCTTTATTTCTTTAATGAAAACAACAAAGAAGCAAAAATTTTGAAAAGCGGAAGAGAAAGGCTGGTGTAATAGCTAGCCTTTCAAAAAGAAACCAAAAAGAGAAAACAAACCATGAAAGAAACTAGAAAATATCGCCACAGCATCCAGCTAGAAACCGACTTTATTTCTGTAGCTATATTGCGAAGCTCAAAGAAGAAATGCAACAAAGAAGGAAAAACTTTTTACTATTATGATGTTACAGATTTTCCCAAAAACAAGAAAGGCTACATTTTAATTAACGAAAGCCGTAATGAAAAGAGTATTAAACAAGCCTTTGCGCGCATCCATAGAAAGATGATGGAGCGGCACAATTTAAGGCTTATCGGTGAAAGCCTAGTACATTAAAGAACCGGGAAAGAAGGGCGCTAACCACAGCGCCTTTTCTTTTATCCCTTCATTCTCTTAAGTGTTTGATTTTACTCAATAATAACGGCTTCACCAAACGCCTTCTAAGGCGTTAAAACGTCCTGCCCGCGCCCTTCCTATTCCCTGCCCTGTTTTAAGCGCTTAGAAAGCCATTCAGGAAGCCAGTTTCCAGAGCCTGCATTTCTAGCTTTCTAAGCGCTTAAAACAATATTGCGCCGATTTAACCAACGCTAAAAATTAGGCGGCATATAATGTGCGCAACGAAAAGGAAAAGCCATAACACGGAATACAATAAAATGCAAGAGCCGCAATATTGTGGCGAAAGCATGAGAAAGTAAACCGTAGAAGGTTTTAACTATTCAGATGCGTATTAGCTGACGCGCGGTTAATACATAACACTTAACCATTAGCCTTTGCCTGTTATCATTGACGCTTGCTAGACGATAACAAGTAAAGAGAAAAGAAGAAGAAAGTGGGAACAGGATACAAAGAACAAGAACAAAATCCTGTTACTACAAAGCAAAAAGGAAAGCCACGAAGAACAAGAATAAAGGCTTTCCCTCGAATGAAGAAAGGTTTTGATAAATGTTATCAATACCATTCCAAAGCAAATGATAATTGCTATCACTTCCATGAAAATGATAAATTTTATCATTCTCTTGAAATTGATAACTGTTATCAATACCATGAAAATGATAAATGATATAGTTTGAGAATCTGCTAGGGGAAGCGCTAGGAGAACTGCTATGCGGCATGGCATTCCAATTTTTCTTCGGAAGAATTCGGAAATTTTCAGAATTTTTCAGTCATTTTCATGATTTTTCAAATTTTCTTAACAAAATTAAGGAGTTATTTCAAAATGTTAAACCTGCACGCGGTTGCCAATATTGATTTCCATGGCTACATCATTCCTGTTCCCACAGTTTACCTGCAATGGGCTAAATGGGCAGCTTTGAATAATGAAGGCTTTGTACGTATCTTTAATCGGAAGCCAGAACTTGTAGATGGCGATTGGAAACTGGTTAATGTTCCTGATGGCGCAGCTAAAGAAATGGCTAGCATTGCCATCCTGAACATTCAAGAAGACAAAGTCAATGAATGGTATGAGGAAAGCCTTGTTGAAATCGTTTTCCCTACTCTTGTAAGCCGTTTGCCTGAAAGAATCACTATTGACCAGATTACCGACGAAATCAAAACAATGAAGCCTTCTGTGTTTTCATGTTTTGTTGCTGCTACCGCAACAGAAATTCTTGAATATGAAGATTTCACTATCGAAAAAGTGGTCAATTATGGCAATGAAACTTACTACACGTTTGGCAATATTGGCAAAACCCAGTTTGAAATTTGCTTCTTCAGTGAAATCAATAGAATGATTTACAGATTAGGATTTTACACGCTTCTGGTGGATACTGATAAGGGGATTGTGACTGAACAAATGCCAGTTACTTTTGATGATGGCAGCGTTGATGTTGAATACTTGCAATCATCCCATAACTCATTTGATGATATTATTAAATTCTCTAAGCTGCTTGGCAAGTTCATGATGTTACACTATGAAAATGTCACAGCATGATTAACTGAATAAAAGGAGAAACTGCCCTTATGCCATTACCTAACACTGGAAATGAAAGACAAGAAATTCTTGATTTGAAGTATGAAATCATTGAACTTCGGAAAGAAATTGCTATCAAAGATGAAACCATTGAGGCTTTGGAAGAAGAACTTGAAAAGCAAGATTCTTATATTCAAACCTTGGAAGATGAAGTTGACGAAGCCAATCAAAACGTAACAGAACAAGAAATTGAAATTCGGGAAGTGAGCGCCAAACTTCATGATGCTAAAGCGTTGGCCAAAGAAAAAGAGAAAGAACGCGAACTTGAACTGCTTGAACTTCAGAATGCCATTGATGAACTTCAAGATAAACTTCAGGAAGCCAATGATGATTATGTTAATCTTTTAGAAGTTCATACCGATTTAATTGGCAGATTTGATAACGAAAAGGAGGATTGAAATGTACCTAAACGAAGACTACAACGAACCTTTAACCAGCCATTCCATCCAAGAGGCTTTGGTCAATCTTAAAACCAAAGCTAAGATGATTAACCCGAATAAATCATTCTTCAATTCCTTTATTAAAACTGTTTTCCGGGATAACTTTGAAGGCGTTGATATGCAGAATGTAGATATTGGCTGGGTTGTTGATGAACAGGATGCTTTGCTTACTGTTGATGACAGCTACTTCTATGATTCCTACATGCGCATTATTCTTCGTAATGATGATGTTATCTTTGTAAATGGCTTTATGACAGTAGTTGCAAACGCTGATGGTTTGCTGTTTTATCCATGTTGGGATGGCGCGGCTAACAAGCCCCTTGGCATTATGGAAAAGAAACTGCCATGGTCAAAACAAACTGTTGAGATTCATGAGTTCTGTAACGCGGTTAAGGATTTCTATAGGGCTTGGAGGAACGTGTAATGCAAGTTGTTAAACGCTTTAAGCCTAACAGCACCGAAACTGTTAAAACCAAATACGGTGAATTTGAAGTTCCCTATTCATTCATTTGTGATGAACCTGTTCATGTGGCTTTAGAGCCATATGGTGAACTTTCCAAATACGAGTTTGCTGTTGTTTTAATGACTGGTTTTGAACATGAGTTTACAGGTTATTGGTGTCCTGAATTTAACAGAATGACTGTAGCCATTGTTAAGTTTAGCGAACAAGAAATTGGTGGTGCGCCAGAAAGCGAAGAATGGTTTGATTTCATCTATTGCTCACTTCGTGATGTTTCGCCAGATTGAACTTTTGAAAAGGAGCTTATAATGAAACTTATTGGAGTTACCAATACATTGGAAACTGTATCCATTAAAACTAAGTACGGGAGTTTTGTAATTCCCGAAATATTCATTAGCAATTACCCCGTTTACGTTGCCTTAGAACCATATGGGAATCCTGCTGATTATGAATTTTCCGTTGTCTTGTTAGTTGGCGATAGCCGCGAATATACTTTTGGTTTGGGCTGGATAGCAGAACATGATAGTTTGGTAGTTGCTATTGTTCGCTTTACAAAAGAAGAAATTGGCCGTGAACCAAAGAGCCCAGACTGGTATAAGTTCATCACTAATTCGCTTTGTGATGTAACACCTGTTGAATTTTGAAGGAGGATATTTTAATGGAAATTATTAAACTCATTAACACAACTGAAACCGTAACTGTTGAAACTAAGTATGGGAATTTTGTAGTTCCCTATGATTTCATTTGTGATGACCCTGTTTATGTTGCCCTAGAGCCATATGGCAAATATTCAGATGTAGATTCAGATTATGATTTTTCTGTCATGCTGCTAACTGGCGATGACCATGAATATGATACCGTGTGGCTATCAGATTATGATGACTTGGAAGTTGCTGTTATTCGGCTTACTAAAGAAGAAGTTGGCGGTGAACCGGATAGCAAAGAATATCATGATTTTATTATCAACTCACTTTGCAAAGTAACGCCCCGCCGCAACACTAATTAAACTTCAATTAACCAATAAGAAAGCCGCCATATTTCAGGCGGCTTCTTTTATTCCCTTAGTTTTTAAGCATCACGGGCATCAGTGTAGGCTTTCAGGATTTCGGTGCTGTCGGTTTCACTGATTTCAGTAGCCTTGCTAACCAGTTCTTCAATTTTGTTAGAAGAATAGGTTTTATCAGCGGATTTAGCGTCATCAGCAATTTGAGCACCGCCAGTACTACTTGCCGCTTTAGCTTTGCCAAGCACAAAGTTGATAGCAGCTACTACAGAAGTATTAGCGCCACCGTCTTTGATGTCTTGTTCAAGGGTGTCCAGTTTGCCAGTAGTATCTTTAAGGCTTTTAATGTCAGCGCCAAAGGCTTGACCAAGTTTTTTAAGGGTGTCTTTCAATGTTGCCATAGTTTTGATTTTCCTTATCAAATGTTGTTAGGAAGCAGCTTGTTTGTAGGCGTTGAGAATTTCTTCAGCGTCTAAATCAGTGAGGAGTGGCGCGCTTCCGTTTCCACCACCCCCAACTTTCAGGCTTTCCAGCCATTCGGTCTCGCTTCCGGTAAAGCCATGTTCCCTAGCAATTTCATATGCTGATTTGCCCGGAACACTACCTTGACCATAAGCCATTCTTACGAGATATTCTTTGTTTGTTGGTGCATTTAAGTAACTCATTGTTTCTTTTCCCTTCCCTTAGATGCTACTTAAAGAGCCAGACCATATTGTCTTTATAAGTAGAATCTTTATTGAATGTTGTCTCAATAGTTTTGTATTTGTAGCCTTAAAAGTTTTGATAATTGCCAATCTTTTCAGTAGTTACATATTCAAGATATTCAATGATTTCGGACTTGTCTGATGAGAACAGAATGAAAGGCTTATCAACAAAGCTCATCATTTTCAGGAAATCAACTAAACCAAACTGCCCTTTGTAACGATGCTGTTGTGTGTTTACATAAGGCGGGTCTAGCAGCAGAAGGCATTTCTCTTTGCCTGAATACTGTGGCATGAGTTCTTGGTAAGATGAATGTGTAATTTCCAAACCAACCAAGTAATCATCAGCAGTTTCATAGTTTCTGGAAGATATTCTTTTCCAGAAATCGGGATAATAATAAAAGCCTTCTAAATCAGTAGTCTTTCTTCCCGCAAACAAGAACCAGTTATTAATGCAAACAATGTCTTTATAACCATCAAAGTTCTTAACAATGTCTATTACTTTTGCTCTTTCATCTTCTGATAATCTGGTATCTTTCTTACGGGTTGTTACAACCTCAAAAAGCATTTCCCTTAAACGGTTTGTATCAGCAATTCCTTTAAGCCTTTCTGCATAGCCATCAAAATCATTGTAGATAACCTTAGCTTTAGGCTTTATTCTTTTAGCAGTATGGGCTAATAGTCCAGAACCGCCAAACACATCAATAATAGTCCAGCCTTCGCCATCGCCTTCTATGTTCTTTTCTAATACTTCAATGAAGTGCTTTTGGAAGTTTTTCTTTTGTCCTATAAAAGGCAATGGTTCTTTCTTGTAAAGACGTTTACTCATGGAGTAACATCCATTTCAATTTCAATATTGCCCTTTACAACTGTTTTGTAAAGCCCTGCTGTATCAACTATTTGAATGTCATAAAGGGCTGTACTGAACTTCCAGTCTTTAGTTAATTCATGAGCGAAAAGAACAGCGATTTGGTTTCCACGAACATCAATACCAGCACCTTCTTTAAGGAGATACGCATCATTGCCTTTTGCTTTGACAAGCATGGTTACTGTGTATGAAGAAAGGTCAACAGGCTGGTTGGTGGAATCCAGAATAGTAAACGTAACAGCGGTATCATCACCACGATAAATTGAAATGTCTTGTTCAAGCATGTTGGATGGTTTCCTTTATAAGGCTTTTAATATTTCCTATTTTTAATTGAACGTTTTAGCAAGGTTTTGTAAGATTGAACCATCTGGAAACCAACAAAAAGGAGCTAAAACTATGAAAACAATCTACAAGGTCAATGATGCTGAAGTACACATCAGGCATTTCTACAAGTTCATTGAAGGCGTTAATGAAATGCCATTTGAAATTGTTAAGAAAGAAATCAATGAACAATTTGTTCTTAAGTTCTTGGAAATGGGTGTAAGTAAAGCTGATAAAATTGTTGTTGAAATTTATAGGCAGTCTTGCATTGATGTAACTTACTTCAATAGCAATAAAAACGTTTTGTTCTCTATCGATACATCAGATGGCGAGTTCTACATTGTTGATATGAACTGTGTTAATCACAATCGCGCTGATATTCAGGTGTTACATAAAGCCCTTAATGAACTGGCTGCTTCTAATCCTGATAACGCCACCTTGAAGCAGGATGAGTTAGACGCCCGTAAAATCAATGCTGCCCTTAATCTGTTCAAAAAGTTCAATGTCATTACGATTGAATATCAGAAAGGCGGGAATGATGTCGTTCATTTGGAATTTGAATATACGCCATCATTCGCTGAAGCTGTAGAGATGGGAATGAAGACGCAAAAGCATGATGTTATGCTGGTTGGCTATGGATTCTTTGTTGAAGAATTTAAACAATCACATCCCGATAGCGTCTTGCAAGAAGCCAACAAATGAACAGAAGCCCTCATAAGCTCTTGGCAACAGTTCTGTCTGTAGTATCAGAATCAAGCCAATAATCATGAGGGCTGTTAGGATAAAGAAGAAGCCAGTGTAGCCATCATTCTTCTTTCTGAACTTAGCGCGTTCATCAAGTAGCATTAACAGCCACCACGAAACATACGTAACGGCTATCCAGAGTATAGTAAAGCAGATTGGCGGCATCTCTATATCCTCAATTATTCTTATCATTAAATTTTATTTAACAAAAGGAGCATCTCAAAATGACTACAGAACATGACAATGTAAACAATCCTGCCCATTATGCCAAGCACGCTATTGAGTGCATTGACATTATGGAATCATTCAGCTATCCAAATCTTGCTAATGCGTTTAAGTACGTTTGGCGGGCTGGTCATAAGAACAACGCTGAAGAAGACATCAACAAAGCCAAGTATTATATTCGTAGGCACTACGCATGGCTGAATGATGGTTTTGATGCTTCTTCTAATCCTGTTATCCGGGATTTGCAGCTTAAACTTCTTAGCGTAGTGAAAGGAACAATGGAAGAAGAACGTTACAGCGCTTTGGAAGAAATCATAAACGCTAATCATGGCTTTTCATCAGAAAGGGCTTGCCTTGTTGACTGTACGATTCTGCTGGGAATACTTACTAAAAATTAACTTGCCACTACGGTTATCTTTGAATATAATCCGCCCCGTCATTTTTATTCCTCATAAATTTAAAGCCCTCATTCCAGAGGGCTTCTTTTTGCTTGTTTACTTGGCTACTTAATCGTTGAGAACCATAATCCTTTGCCAAACATTTCATCCAGCTTGGCTGTTTCTTCTGGTGTTGGCTTATGCGTAGTAATGATTTGTAAACGCCCTTCACCATTTGCCAGTATCAGGTTCTTCTTCCTGTCCTTGCCATCAAGCCATTCTTCTTTGTACTCATTATCCTTGAAAACAACCTTACCGATTTCCTTGAGTTCGCCGTTTGCATCAAGCCCATAGGCTTTGTAGATTTCATCTAAAACGATTGCTTGTTTTTCACGGAAGTTCAGCTTTTTGGTTTTGCCACTATTGTCAACATAAGCATTCAGAACAGTTACCGTTTGCTGTCTTTTCTCATTGAAAACATACTTGATTTCATCAATATCAAGGTCATTTGGGAATACATCAACTGTGTAGGAATCTTTCTGTAGATAAATGAAAGTGTCAAGAAGATGATTCTGGGATTGCCAGTAAACAATGTCCTTGTACTTATTACCAAGAACTTTTCTAAGCTCTGGAACAAGGAATAAACGGTTTCTAAGCGTTTCTTTAATTGACCATTTACCCACTTTATTCGGGTCATCCCTATCTTCATTCTGATTAGGCTGAATGTTTGGCTTGGTTGTATCTGGCGGGGTTGGCTTCAATGAATCCTGCCCATCAGAATCAACATCAGGCTTTTTATCATTCTTGGATTTGTACTTATACTTGTAGAAAGCAGAACGCAGTTCTTTGTTGTAATCCACTTCATAGCCAGCTAAATTGAACTGTGCATAACGAATGTAGCCAACGGGATGGCTCATGATGTCAACTGCTTTATCGTAAATGTATCTAGGAATTGAAGCATCAATTTTGTATGAGAACTGCTGGTAGTACAGGGAATCTGTAAGGTATGAAGTGTTTGAAAGAAAGCCCATGTAATCAAAGTACACGTTGTTTGTATCATTGATTACAACGAGTTCATAGTCAATTTTAATCTCATCGCCAGTTTTCGTTTTAACCCAGAATCTTAAATCACGTTGGGCTTGTTCCAAAGTATCCATAGCGTAGTTATAGAAGTAATCCAGTGATTGAACCCCGCCAATTTCTACGCTTTTGGCTTTTACTTTAGCGTCTTTGCCTGTTCTTGTAGCAACATCAATACGTGGCAGTTTGGAAAAGCCCCTGCCTTTGCTTCTTACTTCAATTTTGAGAATAGCGCCATTTGGGTCAACTTCGGTTACTTCAGCGTAGAAGCCGCCACCAGTTCTTTCTGGATTGGATTCTGTGAAAACGTAATCGCCAACTTTGTAATCTCTTCCAGCACTAATGATTTCAACTTCATTGATGCCGCCAGTAGTAACGGATTTCACCATTACAGAACCCTGATTGATGCCACCTTTCACGCCTATGGAATCGCCCACTGAAAAGCCGTGCCCCTTTTCTTTGATAATGAATTTGATTAAAGGGCAGTTCACAACAAGTTCATCTAAAAGCCCATCATTATCTTTCAAACGCATTTGTTCGGATGGCACGAATTTGTTGGTGAAAAGATACTTCACTTTCAAGAACAAGTAAGTTGAGCCATTGAACAAGTGATAATGCACGGATTCAACGTCCAATGTAAAGCCAGAAGCAACGCTTTGAATGATGAGTGAGTAGTTATTAAGGGCGTCTGTAATCTTCTTATGTAAAGCTGGTTCAAGTTTATTCAGCTTCACGCACATGTATTGGTTGTTGGAATAATGCGCTTGGGATGGGATTAGAAGCTGTTCTCTTGGATAACTTACTTTGCAATCTTCATCATAAAGCACTGAAATCAAGAACTTCAAGCCTTTTACGCTGCCCCTGTACATGTAGAAGTCCATGAGGTAGTTGAAGAACGCCCTTTGGTCTATTCTCAAATCCTTGTTGAAAGGAAATCCGCCATCGGCATAGATTTCATCCCAGAACTGGTTAAGGGGGCTGATTACGTTATGGTGTTCATACAAGTGGTCTAAAGCCCAAAAGATTTTGCCTTTATCTTCATTACTCAAGAACTTGTAGAAGTGTTCTAGCAGCTTAGTAAAAAGTGGATATTCCCTCTGGATGTAAGAGGGAATGTTGTACAAAGAGAAAGAGCCTAGGTCAAATCTGTTCTTGTAAAACAGCCCTTGATAGATTTCATTTTCAGCCATATTACTCGGTCTCCCTTAAAACATCAGCGATTTCAACTGTTCTTATTCTTACAATGTTTACATGCTTGGAATAAATGTTAGGTTTTGCTGATTTTGCTTTTAAGTCAATGATGTAGGAGAAATCAATGCCAGATATTAGGGGCAAGTAGAAATGGAAAGTGCCATGTTCATAATCAACGTTGCCAATTTCCTTTTTGATTTCTTCATTGTATTGGTTTTTGGTAAGGGCGAAGAGTTTGCCTTCTTCATCCCATACAGTCCAAGTGTAGTTGTAGTCCTTGAACTGGCTCTTAACCGTGCCCTTCTCAATCTTGTTGTTAAGTGTTGTCAGGTACATTGAAGTGTACTTGGTATTGACTTCCATTTGCTTTGAAAGCATCTTTTCTGAATATACAGAATCCACACCGTTTACTTCCTTAACAATCATTGAGTTCAGGTCAATGTCGTTGTAATAGTTGCCAAACTGGTTCAGGTGTTCAGCGGAATAACGGTCAACGATTTCCTTGATTTTGCCCTCAATATCTGTTCTGGAAACATGAGAAATTTCATCTGAAAGAACTGCTGTAAGGCGCATGTCAATGTTCACGTATTCAGGGTCAATCAGTTCAATGTCCATGCCACAGTAAGCGTAGGTATCTAACAGCCGTTTTCTGATGTCAATCTTAGCGCCTTGTGAAAGGGCTTCAGAGTTGTTTGGCTTCACTGAAATGATTACCTTGCCATACTTCTTGGGAATGTTTTCTTCCCCGCCCCATACGTTAATGGATTTGATGTTTCTGAATTCTTCCAGAAGGATTGACTTGATGTCTCCTTCTGTTAGCAAACGGTTTTGTCTTCTGTAGGAATGAATGGCATTGTAACGAATCATTTCATTAGATTCACCATCAGAACCGCCAAATGAAGGCGCTGCTGTCTTTAATTCAAACCCACCTACTTTGAACTCTGTACAACCATCCCCAGAAGTTCCTAGGGACGCTATATATTCAATGATGATGTATTGGTTGAGTTTGGGAGATTTGGCGATGATGTCATTACCAAAGAAGATTTCATACCAACCATTTTCAGCGCCAGCAATGAAGAAGTTCTTATTGTTCTTGCCAGCATCACGAACCATGTTGGTTGACATTTTATATTCTTCACCAATTTCCTTTTCATCTGTCGTGTTCTTGACATACATTCTAATCGTGTCAATATCAATATCACGGTCTTTAATTAGAAATCTTTGTGTTGGGTCGCCACGGAAGATAGTTTTCCATTCCCTTCTTTCACCTTGAATCAATGTGAATGTTTTCTTGGAAGTGAATTTGTATTTGCCATCTTGGGTTTTTTCATAGTCATAAAGGAATACGTCTTTATCAAATACAAAGTCTCTATAGATTGAGGACAATGAATTGATTCCTTGGATATGAATATCTCTGGAAAGATGAATATATCTTTCTGACGGAACTTCATCAACAATTCTTTCTACATAAACTTCTGCTCTTGAACATCTCTTGCCTCTAACAATGTAGCCATTTCTTTTAGCTCCTGCTATTAGCGCTTCTTTGGTTTTGGCTGTAGAAAGATAGTTTTCGTTCTGGTTCATTTGTAGATACAGCCCTTGATAGGTTGCTGTGTACGCCAGAATGTTAATAAGCTGGTTGATGGCTGAACCTTCAAAGTTCACGTCTTTGAAGTCTGTTGTCTGCTTGATGTAGTCCCGTAGATGGGCTTTCAGTTGTTCGTTGTCGAGTTCATGAGTAAGCATGGTCTGGTCTTCTTGGGAAGCTATGAAATCTGTATGGGCTTATTTTCCAAGCTATTGATATGTTTATTGTTTAGAAGATAGTTGTCTGTAAGTTGTTGTTTTTACTGAATGTTTTGTATAGAGTTGTCTTTTGTTTTTTGTTCATCTTAGAAGTCTTCATGATGGCGTCTAGGGCGTTCCTTCATGATTTCACTTTTTCGTTTTTGTTCATCTTAGAAGTCTCAAGATGGCTTCGTCGCATGATTTCACTTTTTCGTTTTTTGTTCATCTTAGAAGCTATCTTCATCTGGCTCTTCATCCGCTCATTTCACTTTTTCACTTTTTCATCATATGGACAACAAGAGAATGAATG